ATTCTTTTCAGATGAAACTGTAAGAAAAGCAAGTGAGTTATTTTTAATGAATAGCAATCAAAACAACGCAACATTAGAACACGACAAAAAGTTAAAAGATTTAACTGTAGTTGAAAGTTGGATAGTTGAAGACGTAGAAATGGATAAATCTAAAAAGTATGGTTTAAATGCGCCTGTAGGTACTTGGATGGTTACTATGAAAGTAAACAACGATACTATTTGGAATGACTTTGTAAAGACTGGTAAAGTAAAAGGATTCAGCATTGAAGGATACTTCGCTGACAAATTAGAAATGAGTTTACAAAAAGAAAAAGAACAAGAATTAATAGAAAAAATAAAATCAATAATAATTAATGCTAAAACTAATAACTAAAATTATGGGTAACAAAACAAATTCGCCAAAAGGCGGTAAAAGAGGGTGTTTATGCGACGATTCAACATACAGTTCAAAATGTTGCGAAGGTGAATTAATGAATCAGGGTATTGGCAGCACATTAGAACAAGGAACTAGCACAGTAACAAACGAAAATGGTGTTAGAACTATGGTTAGAATTAATGGGTAATTTATCTATTGCCTTGCAATTTATAACAAAAATAAATTATAATAATTAATATAAAAAAAATAGTATGACAACTGAAAAGTTAGTAAATAATGTTTTGTTTGGGAAAACAGAATTAGCAAGTGTAAAAGTAGAATTAGGTTTAACACAGGATTTAGTTTCTGTTTTAAAACAAATATCTTCTGAAATGATTAATGCAGAAAAATCAATTAATACTTTAAGTTCTTTAAAAAAGCAAACTGACGAACAAAAAGTAAGAGCTGATGAATCTATGAAAAATTTAATTGCTTTATATAATAAAGGTTTACCAATTTATACTAAAATAGATAAAATGAGTGAAGAATTAGATGTTGTTGTTCCTAATTTAGCTGATTGGGCGCAAACATTTAAAGATGTTGAACAAGAAGTATCACAAATAAAAATGTGGATTAAATAAAACTTTAAATAAGTAAATATGAATGTAATAAATGAAATTAAAACTCTTTTGGGTATGGAAGTAAACCTTGCTCAAATGAAACTTAAAGACGGTGTTACTGTTATTGAAGCAGAAATGTTTGAAGCAGAACAATCTATTTTTATTGTAAATGGTGAAGAAAGAGTTCCAGTTCCAGTTGGTGAATACGAACTAGAAGACGGAATGATTTTAAGCGTAGCAGTTGAGGGTATTATTTCTGAAATTAAAGAAGTAGTAATTGAAGAAGAAGCACCTGAAGCTGAAGCTGAAGTAGAAGTTGAAGCACAAGCAGAACCAGCTACACCGAAAAGAATTGTTGAATCAGTTTCAAAAGAAATGTTTTTTGCTGAAATTGAAAAATTACAAGCACAAATTGCTGAATTAAAAACAGCAAAACAAGAATTAAGTTCTGATGTTGTTGTTGAACCATTAACACACTCACCTGAATTTAAAACAGAAGTAAAACTAAACAAATTATCACCTAACCGCCAAATGACGACACAAGATATCGTTATGGCTAAACTATTTAACTAAAAATTATGGCTACTACTACAAGTATTACAACTACCTACGCTGGTGAATTTGCAGGGAAATATATTTCTGCTGCATTACTTTCAGGTTCTACTATCGCAAATGGCGGTATTGAAGTAAAACCAAACATTAAATTTAAAGAAGTTATCAAAAAAGTTGCTACTGACGGAATCGTTAAAAATGCTACTTGTGATTTTGATGCTACTTCTACAGTTACATTGACTGAAAGAATTATCCAGCCAGAGGAATTTCAGGTAAATTTGCAACTTTGTAAAAAAGATTTCCGTTCAGATTGGGAAGCGGTTCAAATGGGTTATTCTACATTTGACAATTTGCCACCTGCTTTTGCTGATTTCTTATTGGCTCACGTAGTTGCTAAAGTTGCTGAAAAAACAGAACAAAACATTTGGAAAGGTGCTACTGCTACTGCTGGTGAGTTTGACGGATTTGTAACACTTGCTACTGCAGACGCAACTGTTTTAGATGTAGCGTCTCCTGCTTCAGGTGGTGTTACTGCTGCTAACGTAATTGCTGAAATGGGTAAAGTTGTTGATTTGATTCCTGCTACACTTTACGGAAAAGAAGATTTATACTTATACGTTTCACAATCAGTTGCTAGAGATTATGTTCGTGCATTAGGTGGATTCGGTGCATCAGGGTTAGGTGCTAACGGTACTAACAATTTAGGTACACAATGGTGGAACAACGGTTCACTTTCTTTTGATGGTGTTAAAATCTTTGTTGCTAACGGAATGGCTAACGATTATATGATGGCTGCTCAAAAATCTAACTTGTATTTCGGAACTGGTTTATTAAATGACTTGACTAACGAAGTTAAAGTTATTGATATGCAAGACATAGACGGAAGTCAAAATGTTAGAGTTGTAATGAGATTTACTGCTACTGTTCAATACGGAATTGGTTCAGAGATTGTTCTTTACACTCCAGCAGCATAATCATTATAAACAAATTCTAAAAGGGTGGTGGAATAAACACCACCTTTTTTTTTAACTTTTAAATAAAAAAACTATGGCTTGTGATATTACATTAGGGCGTTTAGAACCCTGCAAAAATGCAGTAGGTGGATTAACTGCTGCTTATTTTATTAATTATGGCGACATAACTGGTTACACTTATGACGGTACATATACTGACGTAATTACTGCGGTAAGTGGTACACCAACTGCATACAAATACGATTTAAAAGGAACGAATAGTTTTGACCAAACTATAACTTCATCACGTGAAAACGGAACTACATTTTTTGACCAAAGTTTAAAACTTCAGTTGAAAAATTTGACTGTTAATATGCATAAACAAGTGAAACTTTTATCTTATGGTAGACCTCAAGTTGTTGTTGAAGACAATAACGGAAACTTGTTTCTTTGTGGTTTACAACACGGAATGGAAGTAACAGGTGGTACTATTGTAACAGGTGCTGCTATGGGAGATTTAAGTGGGTACACATTAGAACTAAAAGGAATGGAAAAAGTACCTGCTAACTTCTTTGGAGACACTTTAGAAGATGCTGGTTTCACTATTGTTCTAGGTTCATAATAATATATGTTTTTTATTAAAGGGTGGCTTATGCTACCCTTTTTTATTTTAAAACAATTTGCAAATTAAATTATTATTTAAATAAAGTTTATTATGCTAGTTTTAAAAGATTCAACATACACACAAAATTTCAAGTTTATGCCACGAAGCTATAATATTAGTTTAATGGTATTTCACAATGAAATGGAAAATGTAGATTTTACGATAACAAATCCAGTTTTAGTTACAGAAAAGTTTTGGATGCAATTTGAAGAGGATTTACAATTTGAATTTTTAAAAGAAAACCACACTTATACACTAACTTGTTTTGATGGTGATGTTATTGCATATCGAGATAAAATAATGGTTACAAATCAAGAAATTTCGGAATATACAATTAATCAAGGAGTATATGTTCAAAATGTTACTTCTAATGAATTTATAATTTATGAATAATATTTCAATAGTTAATTTATCGGCTTACACTTCACCGTTAATTAAAGAAAATACAAAAGCAAACTATATCGAATATGGTACTGATAATAATTACTTTCAGTATTTAATTGATAGATATTTACATTCAGCAACAAATGGTTCTATTATAACAGGTATTACTAATATGATATACGGCAAAGGTATATCTGCACTAGATGCTAATAGAAAACCTAACGAATATGCGCAATTTGTTTCTTTAATAAAAGGTGATTGTTTAAAGAAAGTAGCATTAGAGCGCAAACTTTTGGGAATGGGTGCTATTCAGGTGGTAATGGAAAAAAAGAGGGTTAAATCTATTGACCATTTTCCTATGCACACATTAAGAGCAGAAAAATGTAATGATAAAGGCGAAATAGAAAATTGGTATTATCATCCTGATTGGACAAAAGTAAAACCTAGCGAAAAATTAAAAAAGATTCCTGCATTTGGTTTTGGTAACGGAAACGAAGTTGAAATTTATATAGTAAAACCTTATGTATCAGGGTTTCACTACTATACACCAATAGATTATTCAGGTTCTTTACCATATGCTTTTTTAGAAGAACAAATAGGAGAGTATTTAATAAATGACATAGAAAACGGATTTAGTGGTACTAAAGTTATCAATTTTAACAATGGTATTCCTACTGAAGAAATGCGTGACCAAATTAAGCGTGATGTACTTTCTAAAGTTACTGGCGCAAGAGGTGAAAAGGTAATTGTAGCATTTAACGCAAATGCAGAAAGTAAAACAACAGTTGAAGATTTACCTTTGACTGATGCACCAGCGCATTACGAATATTTGAGCAAAGAATGTTTTGAAAAACTAATTGTAGGGCATAGAGTTACAAGTCCTATGCTTTTAGGTGTTCGTGATTCAGGTGGTGGTTTAGGTAACAATGCAGACGAAATAAAGACTGCTACGCTATTATTTGACAATATAGTTATAAAACCTTATCAGGATGAATTATGTTACGCTATTGACACTATTATAGCAGTAAATGATATTTCATTAAATCTTTATTTTAAAACTATTCAACCTTTAGAATTTACTGATTTAGAAAATACACAAACACAAGACCAAATAGCTGAAGAAACTGGTTTAAGTTCACATACTTGTTTAAATTCAGATTCTATGGCTGATGAATTAATAAACAAAGGCGAAGTATTAGGTGAAGAATGGTTAATGATTGATGAAACTGAAGTAGATTATGATTCAGAAGAAGAATTAGATGCTGAAATAAACCTTATAAATACAAAAAAAGAAGACAAATCTATTTTGTCTAAAGTATGGAATTTTGTAAGTACAGGAACTGCAAGACCAAATATAAAAAGTCAAGAACAAGACAAAACTATTGATGGTGTAAACTTCATAACACGTTATGTTTATAGTGGTAATTTAAGCGGTGAAAGAGCATTTTGTAAAAAGATGTTAAATGCTGACAAAGTATATCGTAAAGAGGATATTATAGCGATGGAAAATTTTGCAGTAAATGCTGGTTTTGGTCCAAAAGGTTCTGCAAATTACTCAATTTGGTTGTACAAAGGCGGTCCGAGATGCCAACATAAATGGCTACGTAGAACTTACGCAAATTTAGAGGGTGTAAAAATAGACCCTACAAATCCAACTGCAAAACCTTTGAGCAACGCAATAGCTGAAAAGTTTGGTTATAGAATTAGAAACGAAAAAGAAGTGGCTATGAAACCAGCTGATATGCCAACAAAAGGATTCACGCAAGAGTATTGGGACAAAATGGGATTTAAAAACTAACAAATGGCACAGGCACTTTTTATTTCAAGAGATGATATTGTAAAATTTACTGTTTTAAACGGAAATTTAGATACAGATAAGTTTATTCAATTTATTAAAATAGCGCAAGACGTACACATTCAGAACTATTTAGGCACTCGGCTTTTTAATAGATTAAATGATGATATTGTAAGCGATGATTTAATAGAACCATATACAACGCTTTTAACGACTTATATTAAACCGATGCTAATACATTGGGCTATGGTAGAGTTTTTACCTTACGCAGCGTATACAGTAGCCAACAAAGGTGTATTTAAACATAATTCAGAGAATAGCACAAACGTAGATAAAAACGAAATTGATTTCTTAATAGCAAAAGAGCGTGATGTAGCACAAAGTTATACAAATAGGTTTATTGACTATATGGCTTTTAATCAAGTTAGTTTTCCTGAATACAATGCTAATTCAAATGCTGATGTATTTCCTGATAAAGATGCAAATTTCACAGGATGGGTAATATAATCGAAACATATAAACCAAAAGCGATAAACGTAAAAAAATTACATTTATTTTTAAAACAAATAGAAAATGAACCAATTAAATTTCCAGCACATAAAGTCGGACACATTCGACGAAGTGGACTTTCAAATAAAAATAAATGATGTTGAAGTAGATTTAACTGACACAGTTATTCGTATGCAATTACGAAAGGAATATGGCGGTGTTGTTGGTTTATCTTTAACATCTGTAGGTAATGCAGGGATAACTATTACTGATGCTGCAAATGGTTTATTTAAAATCAATACTCAAATCATTAACATACCAGCGTTTAACTATATTTACGACATTGAATTTAATTTTGATGGTGAAGTAAAAACCTATATTTCAGGGAATTTTCTAATTAAAAACGATGTAACAAGATAATGAGCGATATAATAGACATAGTAGTTCAAGAAACGATTGATGTAGTTGATATTACAGTAAATCCTAATATTATTGAAGTTAATGTAACACGTACAAGTGGCGGTGGCGGTTCGCAAACACTAGCGCAAACTTTAGCTTTAGGCAATACAACTGGTGGCGAAAATATACTCGTAAACAATGCCGATGCGATTGAATTAGAAAATACTTCTTTACTTAAAAAGGGAACTTATGATTTTGGCGGTAATGGTGGTATTTCTAGGATATGCTCTAATCAGTATGAAGATATGTGGCAGAATGGATTTAGACACGTATTTGACCAAAGCGGATTTATTCGTAATTCAAGTAATGGTTTTGATTTAGTTCCAGATTCAAGTTTTGACGTAACATTGCGTTTTAAAGTTGGTTCATTTTGGACTTTAGATAACGGAACAACTTACATTTGTACAGATAATACAGAAGGCGCAGCAGAATGGGAAATTTATCATAATTTTATTCCTACACTTCAGGAAGTAGTTAATGAAGATAACCTATTAACTGATACTGCAATTGCATTTGATTCTGTTGGAAATCCTAATTTAACCGCTGGAATTAGCATAGATGGTTTATCATTTATAGAAAATGATGGTATTGATGAAGAAACAACTGTATACGCATCAAATGGTATTCAAAGAAACTTAAACGCAAATGGCACTTTGCTTAATTTTGAAACACCAACAAATCCTGACAACGTAGTATTGGTTCCAAATGGAAGCGGA